GTGATTATATTCATTTACAGTAATTTTTAAAGAATTATTATATAATTTAAAACCACTATTGTAATTTATAGCAAAAAATAGTAAAATTAATAAATATCCTACTATATATGAATATTTTGTAATTATAGAATTTTTGATAAAATTTTTAACATAATATAATGCTAAAAATCCAAAAAACATATGCCATAGTATAGTAAAAACAGCCATAAATGGAAAAAAACTTGTTTCATCGCAAGGAACATAGTTTTTCCATAAATTAAAAATAGAATTGTTGTATTTTTCATTAAACTCGCGACATGCTAATACATGAAATTTTAATAATAGCCCATAAGAACCTAAAAACAAGATAGAAATAAATGTTCCAAAAGAAACATATATTAATATATCATAACATTTACAGAATAAAGAAAGTATGAGTGTTGCTACTAATAATGTAGTTGCTTGAAAACATAAAAATTTATGTAGTTTTATAATTTTTTGAAGCAATGTTCTTTTTGGTTTTAAGTCACTGCGCTTTAAGTCATTTTCATTTATAGTTTGTTCCTTTAAGTCATTTTCATTTATAGCTTGTTGCGCCTTTAAGTCATTTTCATTTATAGCTTGTTGCGCCTTTAAGTCATTTTCATTTATATTATAAGAAACATCGTTGTTAGTCATTAGCAAATAAATAAAGTATTATGTTAAAATAGTAATATAATTTTAACATAAAACACGCAACAAATAATTAATTTTTATAATAATATAATTTGCTTAATATTTTTAATCCAATAAAAGAATCAATAATATCATTTGTATTAAACTCTTTATTAAAAAAGGGTTCTTTAAATACTTTATATTCAAAATAATGTAAAAACTTCTTCTCTCCTCGCAACTGAATAATATTTGTATAATAATTTATTAATTCAAATAGTTTAGATTTCAAAAACAAACTATAGCTGCTAAGCTTATGTGATACAATTCTATTTAAACTGGTTTTTTCATCGCTGTAAAATAAATTCTCTTTTGCTCTATATTTATTATAATTCATAAAATTGTGATGTATTAAATCAATATGACTATATATTTTAGACTTCAATGTTTTTTTTATTGCTTTTTTCGATATTAAGTATGCTGCTGCACTTATTGAACATATATGTGTACTATACGTATCTATTGTTGGCATAATACCATCGCTATGAAGCTGAATAATTTCCCAATTAGCATCCAAAATTTGTATGTCATATAGTGTTTTATTAAGGCGTTCATAAAACTCGACTTTTTCATATAAAGGAAAAACATCGTCTTCCATTATTAGAAAATAATTTTCACAGTTTTCTTGTTTATGTGTTTTGCGGTTCTTTATATAGTTTTTATATATATATTTGCAACACATTATATGGCTTAAAGCACATCCAATTACAGATTTTGGTGTGTAATTTAATGCAAATTTGGATACATATTTTTTATAACTGCTTTTGAAATGCTCGTCTTTTAACGCATTTACTCCACTAAATCTCTCATTAACTATTCCCAACTTTAATAACTCTATTGCTTGTTTATTATAATTAATTTTATAATCATCTAAATTTATGGTAAATGATTTTAAATTTGAATAATCATATTTTATTAAATAATGTGGACTATTATAGTTAGTCATAAGTTAATAATATTAATTTAATATTTTTATATGAATATTAAATTAATAGTTTATTGTTTATAGTTTATAGTTCATAGTTCATAGTTCATAGTTCATAGTTCATAGTTTATAGTTCATAGTTTATAGTTCATAGTTTATATGTCCAAGCTTACAATATTTCTATCGCTTTTTTGTTTCCGTTTTGATTTTGTCGGTATTCTTGCATTAGTTAAATCTTTAAGGTCATCAATACTAATTGTGCTTGCCTCATTATAATTAAATTCATTATTATTTGCAGTGTTCGCATTAGTATCTAATGATTTGGTCTTTAGACCGCTTAATAAAGACGAAATGTTTTGATTTTGAGGCATGGCTAGACTAGGACCTCTCATTTCTGGACGTGTTATTCTCTCTTGTTCATATGGACTTGCTTCATTGTTTGTCACTTCAAGTCCACGTGCGGAAGTTATATCGGGACGATTTAATATATTAGGCATTCGTTGGCTACGGTCGGGTAATTTGGTTTCAACAGACATTGGTGGTGGTCCTGAATTTACATTTGGTGGCATAGTACTTCCAAATCCAGGAGTAAAGCCATTATTTTTATTATTCATTGAACCATTATTTCCGGCAAAAAGCCCATTCATAAAACCACCAAATCCGGGATTTGTTTGTCCCATAGTATTAACTGCAGCTTGTGTAAACTGTTTCATTAGTTCTGGATTTTGTCTCATAATATCATCCATTCCTGGCATTGAAGATTTAAATAATGTATTGGACATATGAACCATCATGGCAGAACCACCTAATTGGAACAATAATTTTAATTCAGGAGACATTTTCGCCTTAGACTTATATTTTTCATGTAATTCGGCAAAAATATCATCATAATCATCTATATTTTCATTTATTTGCTCACCCCATCCATCTAATTTTATATCAAATGGGTCAAATTTGTTATTTAAAAATTCTAGTCCTGTTATACAAGCCATCATCATTTTACCTTGAAACTTAATAGCATTTGATTTCTCTTTTTCGGCAATAATTGTTTCATATTCTCCAATCATTTCATCCAAATTAGAATCCATGTTATAACGCTTAGACAAGTTTATTCCTTTTTTCTCTAACTCATCTAACTTGCGCATATATTTGAATTTTTCACGCAACTCTTCTTCTTTTGTTAATTGCGGTTTTTCTTGGGCTTTGTCTAAATTTATTGGTATGTTGTTAAATTTACCAAATCCATCCCATGTTTTTGTTTCATTCATATTTGCAGTTGATTTGCCTAAATTATTTGTTTCATTATCATTTGAATCATTATTTCTTGTAATAGGCTTAATATTTTCACCATCTACTTTGTTTGAACCAAAAATGTCACCAAATATTGATTTTTTGGTTGAACTGCTTTGTCCATATTTTATTTCCTTTTTACTATCATTGTCTTGAAATTCTACTTTTTCTGGCGCTTTTGTTTCATTTATAGTGTCTGCTAAATTATTTAATTCACTTTCTAAATTTGTAATGTCTTCAATATCAATTGATGAACTTGCTTTTTTTTCATTTTTATTTTTAACATTCATTAATAGTTCTATGCCTCCACCAAAATTTGAAGTCGGTTTTTTTGAGATTATGTCATCATTAGTATCAATTGTGTCGTTAAATTTAAAATCTGGTATACTAAAGCTATCAATATTTAAAATTTCTGGCTCTATTTCAATAATTTCCATTACTCCTATTATGAATTAAATAGAAGTTTAATTTTTAAATCCTCCGCAAACATAATTAATATATTGTTATAATAATTAATATAACAATTGATTAAACAATTGATTTAACAATTGATAAAATAATAAGCTTGTAAAAAGCAGTCAGCTAAATCGTCTTTTTTTAAATGACTACTAAAAAAAGCAAGTTCATTATTCATATTATTTTTTTTCAATACTTCTTTTGTATAAAAAATACTTAATTTTTTTCTCTGTGCATAGCTAATTTTATTAACACCATTAATAGGGCTAATAATAGGACTAGTATTAGGACTAGTATTAGGACTAGTATTAGGACTAATATTAGGACTAGTATTAGGACTAGTAACACAATTACTAGTAAGTGTATTATTTTTCATAAATAATTTTAATTTATTAATTGCGGAAATAAAGTATATATTATAATTATTATAATTTATAAAATATTGTGCTATCATACCTTGAATAGTTTTCATCCTATTTGCTAAAGGACTTATTTGATTTTCCAATATTATTTTATCCAATTCCAATATATTATAGTCTTTAAATAATTCATTTAACCGATCTTTAATATTAATTCCAATATGTACCAAATTTATAGTATTTGCACTAATGTTTTCAACTGCTTCTAAACAATGACTATTTAAATAGTCTTCTAATAGCACAATTAACGTGGGTTTTTTTATAGACTTATCAAAGACCAACTTATATTCATCTGCTAATAATATGAGCTTTTTAAGCGATTGTTTATGTAAAGTTTTAATATTACACATAGGAATACTATAGTTTGTTTTTTTTGCATGAATTTTACAATAATAATTTGAATTTTTAAAAAAAGCTGCTTTCTTTTTACATAAATGTTGGCAGCAATCGTTTGTGTTAGTACATAAATTTATAACATCCCACTTTACTATTTTAAAATCATTACTATTTGTTTCAATTATTATAAATGCTAAATTCTTTATACCAATATCAATACTTAATAGTTTCATAATTATATAATACTTGTTTAAATAAGTATTATATAGTTATTTGTAAAGTTATTACTAACTATTTAACGTAACGCACCTAAACATATGGAATAATGTATTCTTGAAATATAGTATAAAATCATATTACTTAAAAAAGACATAAAATATGCACCCATTGCATATTGCGTATTCTTTTTAAACAAACCTATAATAAAACCAACAAGAGCAGCAGTAGCAAAAAACAAACTTATTAAACCAAGGTAATAAAATAACATACAATGATCGCGGCTTAAAGGAGACATCAGACTATCAAAAAAATTCATATTTTTATATTATAGTAATATAATAAAAATATAATAAATTATAATAAAATTATAATAAATTATAATAAAATTATAATAAATATTTAATATTATAATTTTTATTAAATAACATTAAATTTTTATTAAATAACATTAAATAACATTAAATAACATTAAATAACATTAAATTTTATTTGTTTTCACCAATAATATATTTTGTTACATGTTTTTGCGCATCTAATTGTTGGCGTGCTAAATATATATTCTTTAAATTACTAGTTTCATAACCATACGGTTGATCGCGTGACAATGTAGATTCAAAAACATATGGAGTTTTACTAGTCGCATTATTTGAACTTGTACTATTATAATATGGACATACACGGCATTCATTACATGCAATTAACTGATTATTTTTAATAATTGCATCACTATTTATTTGTAAATATTTTCTATAATCACTATTTGTCTTTATATTGTTTCTATGTTTTAAAACATTGTCATTTAAAACTGATGAATTATAATCGCTAAACAATCTTGAATCGTCCATTAATGGTGGATAATTAAAATGAATATTATTAGAACCACTATAACAAGTTCCCCAACTCATAAAATTAATATTATATAATTATAATATTAATTTTTATAACATTGTTCTAAATAAACATTCTTTAAATATATATTATTCTAAATAAATACTATTCTAAATAAATACTATTCTAAATAAATACTATTCTAAATAAATACTATTCTAAATAAACATTCTTTAAAATAAATTTTTATTTATTGTTCCTGGTAGTTTATGACCAAATAAAATCATATATATTAAACTTAGCGCTGCTAATACTAAGCTTCTATTTTCTGCTACAACATGCCTCTGGTTAAGACCATAAATCATTATTACATATAACACTAAACCAATAATTATTGAATGCAACAACATCATTCTACCACTTTCCATTTGTATATATATTAATTTTATAAAAGTTATTTTTGCAATAATTTTACTAAATCATTTTTTTTCAATTTTTGTGCTGACTCATTATCTAAAATGTTTTTCGTAACAACTAGTGTTCTTAAATCATCTATTCTCATTTTACTATAATTCTTTTTTTCTACTTTTTGCGTAGTCTCTAAATTATTTTCTAAAGTAATTACTCTGGAATTTATTTCTAAATCTTCGTTAAAAGTATTTAACATAATTGGTAAATTTTTAATAAATATATCTTCATCCGAATTAATAGTATTTTCTACCAGTTCTATGGGCTCTTTAGTTTGACCTGTGCTAATGGTTTCAAAAAAATCGTTATTGAGTATAATGGTTTCTTTAATATCAAATGTGTTGCATTTTTCTGTAGAGTCTTCATCTTCATCTTCGTCTTCATCTTCATCTTCGTCTTCGTCTTCATCTTCGTCTTCATCTTCGTCATCATCTTCGTCTTCATCTTCGTCATCATCTTCGTCTTCATCTTCATCTTCGTCTTCGTCATCAGAAACTGGTATTTTATTTTCTATATTTATTTTTTTTATTGCCGTTTCATTATTTATGCAAGTTTCATAGCCACAAGTTCCATAGCTAGTTTCACATTTATTAAGTAAGCATAAACTACTCATTTGAACATTATAATTTGCTATAAAATTTTGCAATATTTTACCGTGTTCTATTATACTTCTTTCTAATAAATTAAGACGACGATAACAATATAACATTATAGAACCCCCTATTAATAATAGTAATCCAAATGTTAGTAAAAAACCAGAATCTATAAATTTAAATAATTGTAACATTTATATTATTATTTAATTATATTATTTTAAGTATTGTTTAACGAATTAATATTATTTAATTTCTAGTATTTAATTTCTAGCATTTAATTCATAGTATTTAATTCATAGCATTTAATTCATAGCATTTACTATATTTTCAGGAAACGCCAAGTCTTTAAGTACTTTTTGTGCACCTTTTACTTTTGATATTCCTTTTTTCATTTTATATGTATATACAAAATCATTGTTCTTTTTTACAACATTCATGCAATAACAGTTATTTTGCTTATCTAATTTTTTACATAATTTTGTATAATGTGTTGTTAAAATATAATCAACATTGCTAAATTTATTTAAATAACTTAAGTAACTAAACGATGAACTTAAAGCTTCCACTGGATTAGTTCCACTATATAGTTCATCAAATACACAAAAGTGTGTTTGTTCTTTATTGTTTTCAACGTTATCTAATATACTTTTACATTGTCTTGCCTCCGCTTGATATAAACTATCACGACCACCTGTATCAGGAATATTTATATAACAATGTATATGGTCGTATAATTTAACTTGTGCATTATCAAAAAAACCACAACCAATTTGCTGGCATAATATAATATTAAATAAGCTAGATTTTAATATGGTTGTTTTACCAGAAGCATTTGGTCCTGTAAGTATCAAATTTTTATCTAAACAATAAGAATTTTTAACTATTGTACTATTTGCACTATTTGCACTGTTTTCACTATTTGCACTATACTGAATAGTATTTAAATTAGCATAATATGCGTTTGTAAATGATGTTGGAATACTATTAGACTCATTATAAGAACAAAAATTTATGATATTTTTATTTTTAAACTCTTGCAATGTTTCAATATTTTTAATATATCTATTAAAACCAAATGAAAAATACAAGCTTTTTATAAAACAAGTATTTTTATTTAAATAATAAAAGCATTTCATTAACTGTCCCAGCTCGGTAAGTTTATGAAGAGTTAATTTATAAGGGTGTAACTTTACTAGTTCATTGTAATAATCAGTAAAAATTGCGCTATTTTTTCGTAGCTCTTCATTAAACAAATTATATGATTTTAAATGTTGTGAATAATTCAAAAAATTATTATATTTATTTAAAGCATTACTTATATAGTCTTTCAACTCTAATAATGTATTATTAATATATTTAATATTTGTAAAATATTTTATACAGCTTGTAACATTCAAATACATTTGAAAAATATAAAATCCAAAACTAAATAATAAATAAAGTTTGTTACTTATTGAAGTATCACTAAATGAATTAAATAGTTGGCCAATAATATGATTCGAAAATACCTCTTTTAAATGCTGAAAATATAACTTAAAGGTTATATTATAACCTTGCAGTTTGATTATAAAAAATGGCAATAATAAAAATATAATTGGAATTAATAAAGAAAATATTGGACTAGAGAGATTGTATATGCTTAAGCATTGAAGCAAAACACTATTATTGTTGTATTTATCCAACAATGGTATATCAATATATTGATAATTATTCACAAAGCCATTATCATAAATAATTGTTTTACAATTTGCATATAATTGTTCTTCTTTTGTTATAGTATTAAGATTTGCGTCAACACTATTACTATTAATTACATCAGTCGCAAAATTTACTTTTTTTATTGATTTATAATTTGTTAACAAGTCTTGACTTTCTAATAAAAATTCTTTATTATTTGTATAATAATTTGACCATCTATTCAAAATATTCTTTTCAAATACATTTGTTGGGTCAAATACATGATAATATAGATTGTAAACACAAGACATATTATCCACTAATGTATCATTAGTGGTAGTATCGTCTTTTGTTATTTTCAATTCTAAATCACTAATAATATTAGCATTTAACAATTTTTTTTTTGAATCTTCTAAATATTCAATTGGTAACTTAAAGCAATCATTATAATCATTTGTGTTATTCTTTTGTTGCTCATCATAAAAACTCAAAATAGTTGTTAGTACATTCATAGGCCTTATTAATAATAGTATTAGACTTTATATATATTAATAAAACGAAAATAATTAAAAGAATAAATATAATAGTTATATTATTACTATAACAATGATTGTTTACACTACTTCATTTATTAATGAATATTATCAAGGTTTAGAAAATAAAACTTTGAATTCACAATTATTAGATTGTTTAAATGTAATAATAACAACAATTAATAATGATATTTCATTGAATATTATTGATAATGATAATGATTTGAGATTTAAAAAAAACAAATTAAAATCTAAATCAGGTGATAATTATTATCAATCTAATAATCGTAGTAATAGCTATAGCAATAGCAATAGCCATACCAATAGCCATACCAATAGCACTAGCAATAATCATAGTACTCTTAAAAGAAAAGAAGAAGTAAAAACAAAAATAGAAGAAATTAAGAGCACAATTAAAAGTATATTAAATAAATTGTCACCATCTAATTATATTAAATTAGAACAAGATTTTCTAATGATGTATTCAGAATTACTAACTAATTGTATAGAAAGTAATAATAACGAAACAATTGATTATATAGATAATTATATTATAAATTACATATGTTATAATAACATAACTTATAGTACTATTTATGTTAATATACTATTTTCATTATTCAATATGTATTGTAATAAAAATTATAAAATAGAAACACTATTATTATATAATTTATTACAAAAACACTATAATGACTTCATTATTTTTGATAATATTATTAAATGTAGTAGTCTTGATGACAATGATGAATTTGTTATAAATAAGAATAATGATAAATATAAGTGCTTCATTATTTTTATAATAAATTTTTATAAAAAAATTTATTTTAATTCGTTAGAATTAAAATCACATGATACACGCAGAATAGAGTTTTACGAACACTCATTTTCAAATATTAGCTCATTGACATCATTATTTATACTTTTTAATAAGTTTTTTATCAAAAATTTGGAATTAGAAAACAACAAAACTTATTGCGAAACCATACAAGAATTTTTAATAATATTTTACACTGAATTATTTAAAGACAGTAAATTTATTAAAATAGTTGATTGTGATTGCAAACTATTAGATGATATAAAACTATTATTATTAAACAATAGTGAGTATCCTAGCTTTACAAATAAAATAAAATTTAAATTAATGAATATTCGTGACAAATACGAAGTCCTTTCTAACTCTTAATTTTTAACTCTTACTATATATTTAAATAGGTAATGTTTTGTTGTATTATTGTCTTTTAATTTTTAATTTAAACTATAATTATAGTTTAAATATTCCTTATAAAATTATTATAATATATTATATAATGATAAAATCTATTATTAATAACACTATTCAATATGAAGAAACAAAGGCTATTGCTACTAATGATATACAATATGAATCTTGTGTTTATTCGGCAAAAATATATAATAAAACTATACAATTTGTTTTAGGATTACCACAATTTGAATACAAAAGCAAAAACATTGTATATTTTAATATTTATTTAGCAAATAATGGATTTGTAGTATCTAAAATTGGTGTTTACGAAACGTACAATAGCTCATATTCTTCATTATTAGATGATGATGGAGATATTGATTTATCTAAAATGTCAGAACCACTACTTTTTTCATTTGCTAAAACTGTAATTAACAATTTGCACATAGCTCCTATTAGTATGTCCGAAGATGAAGATGACGACGATGAAGATGAAGACGAAGATGAAGATGAAGATGAAGATGATGAAGAAGAAGATGATGTTGAAGCTAAAAATAAAAGTATTAAAGGAGCACTATTACCAAAAAAGCCAGTTTTTGATATAATGGCTTTAGCAAGTCAAACAAAAGAAGAAAGCGATTATGAAATTAGTAAATATGTTGAAGACCCGACGCATAATTGGGTAAATAAATATTTTAAGAGTGCAAAATATTCTATTAAAGCAAATGAAGGCGGTGGTGATTGTTTTTTCGCAGCATTACGAGATGGATTAAGAAGTGTCAAAATTGAAACTTCAGTAAAAGCTATTCGTGAAAAATTAGCAAATGAAGTTGATGAAGAAGTATACAATAATTATTCCGAATTTTTCAAATTATTTTATGGAGGTATGAAAAATTCGCAAATGATGCTAAAAGAATTTAAAAATAAACATAATACAATTAAAAAACTAATAGGAGGAACTGTTGATGGTCAAACCAAGAAAAAATTAGTTGATGATGCTAAGACTAATTTTAGTAAATATACTCTTGTAAACCAAGAGAGTGATGAATATGAAGATTTAGTGCAAGAATTTGATTTTATGAAAGACGTTAATGACATTAAAGACCTTAAAAAAGTAATTGCAACTGTTGGCGGTAAATATTGGGCGGATAATTGGGCAGTTGTAACTTTGGAAAGACTATACAATGTAAAATTTGTAATATTATCACAAACGCACTTTTTGGAGGGTGAAAAAGAATTAGTATTGCAATGCAGTGAAGCAGATAAAAAATTGGCGGCACAAGGACTATTTGAACCTTCTTATTATATTATTTTAGATTATTTAATCAGTAAACAAAGCAGTCATTATCAACTAATTACTTATGATAAAAATATTGAGCGTGGCGCGTTTACGTTTAACGAGTTACCATATAAAGTTAAAGAGTTAATTTTAGAAAAGTGTATGGAAAAAATGGCTGGATTGTACGTATTAATACCTGATTTTATAACATTTGCAAATAAAAATGGAGTAACAACAACCAGCACCAAAAATGATGCTTTAATTGGAACCAGTGTAAATTCTAAATATTATAATAGCTCAATAATTATTCAAATATATAATAAGTCTAGACATGTGAAAGTCGGGCTTGGAAGTGGTGAAAGTATTAAGCCCGAATTAAAAACTGCTAAAAATATATTAGAACTTAATAACAATAAAGAATATTTAGATTGGCGCAAAAAGTTAGACTCGCACTATTTGGTTCCAAATTTAATAATTGATGGAAAAAATTGGTCTAGTGTAAAACATTATATGTTGGCGTCAAAGTTTAAAGCCATACCAGAGTTATATAATAAATTTACTAGGGATGGACAAGTCGGGTCAAACATTGATGAGGCATATGCACTTTATACTTCAAATATTTCAAAAAAATCTATTAGCTCGCTGGTAATAAATGATGAAGAATTTGCCAAAATAAAATCAGGACTCCTTGAAAAAGCTCAATATTCTAAATTTACACAAAATGATGTTTTGGCAAAAATATTATTATTAACAGGAGAATCATTAATAAATATTTTTAAACCAGGAAAAGGAGGTGGAACATATCCAGATCATGAACTAATGAAAGTACGTGCAATGCTTATAACTCCAAAACCTTAATAATCAAAATAATAATCAAAATAATAATCAAAATAATAATTGAAATAATATAATAATTGATATAATTGATATAATATAATAATAATTTTAATTATTAAATTATATATGAGTTATACTTTATTAATTGTTGAGTCTCCGGCAAAATGTGGAAAAATAGAAACATTTTTAGGCCAAGGCTATAAAGTAATTGGTTCATATGGACATATTACTCATCTCTCAAGTTTAGAACAAATAAACATTAGTGCTAATTATAAACCTAGTTTTAATATTATTGAAAGTAAGCAGCAACAAATTGCAAAAATTAAAAAAGCAATAAATGGAGCGCGCGAAATTATTTTGGCAACAGATGATGACCGCGAAGGAGAAGCTATTGCATGGCATATTGCGCAAGTTTTTAATTTAGATATAGCAAAAACTAAACGAATAGTGTTTCATGAAATTACTGAACAAGCGTTGAAACGTGCATTAGCAAATCCAAGAACAATAAATATGAACCTTGTTTATGCACAACAAGGGCGCCAAATTTTGGATTTACTTGTTGGCTTTACTATTACTCCATTATTATGGAAATCCATAGTGTATAATAGTAAAAATTCGTTAAGTGCCGGGCGTTGCCAAACTCCAGCTCTACGTTTAGTATATGACAATTACAAAGCAATAAAAGCCTCGCCTGGTACATTATGTTTTAACAGTATTGCCTATTTTACAAGTAAAAATATTGAATTTGTATTAAACAAAAACCATAATAGTCATGATGCAATTAACGAGTTTTTAGAATTAAGCATAACACACCTCCATATATTAAGCAAAGCAAAAGAAAAAACTCTAATACAAACCCCGCCTTCTCCATTTACCACTTCGACTCTTCAACAAGCAGCAAGTAATAGTTTACATATGTCACCTAAAGAAACTATGAACTACGCGCAAAAATTATATGAAGATGGCTATATTACTTATATGAGAACAGACAGTAACAATTATTGTAAAGATTTTATAGAGCAATGTAAAATGTTTATTTGTGCAAAATATGGCGCATATTATGTTGCTAATGCAGAGTACTTAAGTAAGATGTGTCAAACAGAACTAGTTATAAATAGCGCACATGAAGCAATTCGCCCTACAAATATTGCACTTGAAACACTTAATAGCACAGACTATAGCGCAAAACACATTAAGTTATATAAACTAATATATACAAACAGTTTGGAAAGTGTTATGTCTAATGCAGAATATAATCAGCTAAACGTTAGTATTAGTGCTCCCCATGATTCATATTATAAATATTGTGCTTTAGAAAATACTTTTTTAGGTTGGAAAATAGTTAACAATAACAATGAGGAAAAACATTATAATTATTTAAAAAACATTAAAGAAGGTGTAATAGATTATAAAAAAATTATTTGTAAAGAAACATTAAAAGATTTAAAATCACATTATAGTGAAGCACATTTAGTTCAATTATTAGAACAAAAAGGAATTGGTCGCCCATCAACATTTTCATCGTTGTTGGATAAAATTATAGAACGTAATTATGTAAAAAAAGAACACATTCAAGGAAAAAAAATAACTACTACTGACTATACTTTGATTGATGAAACTATTACTAAAGAAACAAGCGCAAAAGAATTTGGCAATGAAAAAAATAAATTAGTTATTACACAGCTTGGAATAATCACCATTGAATTTTTAATAACACATTTTAATAAGCTATTTGACTATGACTATACAAAAACAATGGAAGATGACCTAGATGTTGTTGCATCAGGAACTAAAGCATATTATGATGTATGTGATGAATGTACTAGTTTGATGAATACATTAATTGAATCAATTAATACAAATAATACAAATAATACAAATAATACTGATTTGACTAAGAGTAGTAACAAATTACAAATAGCGCTAGATGACAAACACACATATATAATAGGCAAAAATGGGCCAACGCTTAAATATACAAAAGAAGACGGAACATTGGGATTTTATGGAGTAAAAAAAACTATAGACATTGACTTGCTAAAAGCCGGGCATTATACTTTAGAAGAAGTAATGGAGTCATCCCAAGACACTGTTAAAAACTTGGGTCTTTATAAAGAGCATAGTGTTTATTTAAAATACGGCTCTTATGGTTATTATTTAGAATGTGGAGACTTGAAAAAATCTCTCACTAGTGTTAAAATAAATGTTCCTTTTAAAGAATTAACACTTGAAGATGCTATTACTATATTGGAAACATGCGACCCCGTTTCAAATAGTTTGCTTCGCCATATTTCAAGTAGCATGTCAATTAGAAAAGGAAAATTTGGTGACTACATATTTCATAAAAGTGAAAAAATGAAAAAACCGCAATTTTTAAAATTAAACGACTTTACAAGTAATAGTGATACTAATTATTTAACTTGTAGTCTTGATGCATTAAAATTATGGATTAAAGAAAAATATGGTGTTTAATTACATTAGACCCCCCGATTGATTTATAAATGAAAAAAGTAATATAATAGCAAATAAAAATAGTATAAATAGTAATTTGTTTTTTTTATAATAATATAAAAACTGTGGTTTCATTTATTAACTATAAACTAACACTATATTTTATAGTTTTTTATATTATAGTTTTTTATATTATATTATAATATAAATGTTAAAAAAACTTGCGCTCATTGCTTCGTTAATGCTAATATTAGACTTAACCTATTTATTTGTGTTTAAAGATTTTATGCTGCCTATATTCAAAAAAATACAAAAAACAGACCTCAAAATTAGATTTGCTTCTGCATTTGCATGTTATATAATATTAGTTGGTGGACTTTATTATTTTATAATAAAAAAAAATGCACCTGTTAAAGATGCCTTTTTATTAGGTGTACTAATAAACGGAGTTTATGAAACAACTAATTATGCTTTTTTTAATGAATGGTCACCATTATTAGTGTTATTAGACACATTATGGGGTGGTATTTTACTTAGCACAACCACGTTTCTATATTATAAAATTTCTTAATTAGTGCGCCGAAAACGATGTTGTGGTTGATTCCAATAATCAAACGCATTACTATAAAGAGCAACATAACTAGTATAGATAGCTTGCTGATTAGTTGCGTCATTGTTTACATTGTTTTCATTAGTAATAACATTAGCAATAACATTGGGGTCAACATCATAATTATTAAGAGCATTAGCATTTATAACATTACTATCAGTATTTATAGGATAAGGTTCGTTACTTATAAGAACACCACTACTATCATAAACTCTTCCATAATGACGTGCTAACATTCTAGTAATTTCGACTTCATTATTACTTTGAATAGTTGTTTGATTAATAGTTTCATAATTAGGACTAGATGTTTGTGTTCCTGTATTGTGTATATTATATAAGCGTTGTAGTCCATTTACCAACCTTAAATAAGTATGCTCATCAATGTTGGGAGAAATAGTATCTAAATCATCAATCATAGTATGCATTGTTGACAAAAATTCTTGACTTTGTTGTGCGTTAATACTATGACCTGTCATTGATTTAGTATAAATATTAATGTTTTCATAAAAAAAATAGTTATCAATTTTTTTTATCATTTTTTATTAGTTATATATTTAGTAAAATATATATTAGTTTTAAGAAGTAATATATATGCGTTTGTTTAACTATCTCTCTAAAACTAAATTGTTTGTTAGTTTTTTATTAAATAGAAATTATCATTCTGTTACTCGTGTGTTGCCTACAAAATATTATTCTATTAAAACTATAAAACAATATTACTATAACAACAATATATATTATGACTTATATAATGATTTTTGTAACTGTTCGCAAGAATGTGATTTAAATAATTTAAATAACTTAACTACATTTAGTAATTTAAAATATACTAAATATAATAATCTAACAGCGGAACACATATTTCCCCAATCATTTACAAAACGTTATAACAAGGCAAATAAAGACATGCACAATATAGTTTTAACAAATTATTATACAAACAATTTACGTAGTAATAAGAAATTCTCTCATGCTCCCGATAAATCAGCAGCTCAAAAATTTTATGTTCCATGTAATTATTCTCGTGGAACAATTGCCAGGTCACTTGCCTATATGAAATATAGTTATCCATTATTAAATCTCTCCAATGTAATAGAACATGATGTACTAATTTTATGGAATGAGTTATATCCTCCAACAGAACTTGAACATAAAAAAAATAATATTATATATAAGTATCAAGGCAATAAAAATATATTTATTGAAGATTATAAAAAGCTCACGCTATTTATTAACAATAATTTTGATTTATAATAAGTTTGATTTATAAAAAGTTTGATTCATAAAAAGTTTGATTTATAAAAAATAGTTATTCTAATTCAGCGGTTGACAAATCAACACGACCAGTTGGTCTTGGAGTTAATACAACTATTTCATTACTGTCATTATTTTCATTAATATCATTAATATTGAAATCTATTGGAATCAACTTATCACCTTTAACTCTACTAAGAGCAGATGAACTTTCAATCAATTTTGTATATGTATTATAAGATTTTTCAAGGAAGTCTTTTGCAGGTACAGGTCTGTTTTCCCTATTTAAAGATAATGTTTTAAATATATCAACTGAGAGAAGATAATAATCACGTTGACTTATCATATCATTTTCAAGTCGCTTTTGTATTCCAAAATATAACTCAATAGAGCCTATTATACCGCAAGTTAAGGCTATTAAAGAAGTTGATAAACTAATTGTTCCTTGGTCGGCGTAAGGCTGTAAACCAACTGCTATTATGCTATTTGCTCCATTTAATATAATAACTGGTAACCTGTAATATTTTAATGTAGACTTTAATTCAAAATAGCGTTGTTTGTGTAGTTTGTTTAATATAACGCAATTTATTCTAATATTATTTAGCACGGCATCAATATCATCTGTCCATGTACTAGTATTCATTATTAATATATTATAATATGTTAATATATTAAAAATTCAAAAATAGTTTATTTTTAAAATTGAAATTAGTAATTATTAATACTTAATTACAATTTATTTATTTATTTATAAAATAGTAACACACTATGAAGGACATTAATAGTCCATTTATTAGCATTATTTACGGTCCTATGTTTTCTGGAAAAACTACTAAACTAGTTGAACTTTATAACTTATATGTTAAAAGTTACGGAAAAGACAAATGTATTGCAATTAATTATGAGCTTGATAATCGTTATGGCGAAAACAGTATAGTTAGTCATAATAAACAATCTATTGAATGTTATTGTATAAAAAGTATGGAAGAATTTATTACTGGTGAAACATATAATATTATTGCAAACGCGCAATATATTTTTATAAATGAAGCACAGTTTTTTGAGTCTATTGATAAATGGGTATTGTTTTTAAACGTTAATTTAAAGAAAACTGTCATTTTATGTGGTCTTGACTTAGACTATAAGAGAGATAGTTTTGGAACGATGATGAATTTGCTTCCTTATGCTTCTAAAATTTATCCTCTTTCTGGATTATGCAATGGATTATGCAATGGATTATCGCGCTATAGTCATCGTATTGCTAATAATGATAAACAAATATTAATTGGAATACATGAATATGTGCCTTTGTGTGAAGAATGCTATAATGCTTTAACGTTTTAACGCACTAATGGAGCAAATTCTTTATTTAATTGATTAATACTTAAACTTAATGATATATTAGCGTTTTGTAAATTTACAAGCATATTATTATGGTATCTAATCTTTATTTTTAATTTTGCTATTTTTTCAATAGGTGGTTTAAAATAACTCATAGTAGATGAAATCTCATTATCTAATAAAGCAGTATTAATACCACTATTTGCTGCATGAAGTGGTATTTTAGCAAATGCGGAATTTACAATCCCGCTATTAGAATTATTATAATTATAAGACAAATAAGGTTTTAACTCATCACATTTATTGTATTTTTCTAATTCAATATATATATTTTCATTAGCATCTAATGTATGTTGATAGTCTGAGCTAATAACACTTGCATTATTAGTGTTTATCCAAGAAATATCGCTATAATCAAACTTTAAATTATTTGAACTGTCAATAACTCTTGAAGGATATGTTTTTTTATCAAAACCTAAAATATATCCCAAACCCCAGTTGCTATGTTGTGAATATACATTACTATTTGTTACACATGATGATGAGTAAGTCAATTGTGAATCAAATTTTAGTTGAAAAAAACCAGCATTAGGAATACTATTATTTTTACGACCAAAATAGAATTTATGACTTACTTTATTATATCCAATATACATAACAATATTTCCGCTTAGCCCACATTTATTATTTATATTATTTTCTAAAGAGCTTCTTAAAGTTTCAACATCATAATATCCATCTTCTAATGTTATTATGTATTCTCCTATTCCAGATATGTCTATTGCTAATTTATTATTTTGCAAATAATCACTTATATTATATATAGAATTTGGTAAGTCAATATTTAATAAATTTAATGATTGAACGTTATTATACACTTGAGGACAGTTTATTTCAAATTCAGATGAATTAGGCCATTTTGCTATATCGCGGTCATTACTATCAATAAATAAAATTTTACTATCTATTGAATAGCTAAAGTTAACATTATCTGAATATGAAGTCATTATTAATTTATATATATATATTACTATTTATATAAATAAATTTATATACTATAAATAAATTTATATACTATAAATAAATTTATATACTATAAATATAAAAAATAGTATATTAATATAGAAACTATTCCATGCCAAACGAAGACACTGGAGAAAGTATAACACCTAAACCAGGTAAAGAAGTAAACATATTTGGTATTGGAATAACAAGTAATAATAACTTGGATTTATTAAATCTAATTGTATTGGCTTGTGCAGGAATAGTTATTGCAGTCTTTTTTAAAGAAAATTATTCTAAATTAGGAAATATTGGACCCGCAACCACAACAATATGGGGCTATGGGTTAACTGGATTAGCTTTGACAATTATGATTTTTGTGGGAATATCATATACAAATAAAAATAATAGTGATGAACTATTTGGAAATAGTGTAAAAGTTTTTTCTAGTTTAGGAATGGTTATACCTATAATATTGACTTTGTTAGTAATTATATACATTATTTATTTAAATATTACATTCTTTACCAGAATAAATAGTAATAAAGTTACACCTGATTATCATACATATTCATTTATGTCATCTATTTTATTATTGTTACAAATAGTTTTAATTAGTAATTATTTATTAAAAACATTGAATAGTACAGACCCAAAAGACAAAGTAACAATAGAGTTAACTAAATTATTAACATATATATTATCGGTTGTAAATATTGTATTTATAATAATGATACATATTAGTTTAGTATTTTTTTCAACAGATGAAACTACTACTTCTAAAGCCAAGTAAATACAGTCTAATAACTAAAATCTAGTAAAATTGTAAATATTTATTAACAAATATAAATTTAAATGTTAGACCAATTGATTCTTTTGATTCCCATAATCCTGAAATTTTCAAAACTACATGAGTATTTTTTGTAGTTATTGTATTTACATTGTTGTCTAATATTTCATTGGTTTCATTATACACAAATCTAAATGTTTTATTATCATATATTTCTTTAAATTTATAGACCTTGGTTTTATTCGAATTTAATAATTTTAATAAATATTCTTCAAGTGCTATTAGTTTATTAAATATTTCAAAATTAGTATTATTTTTATTAAAGTTTATTGAATCATTTT